AACAACAGATGCAACAGATGGCTATGCAACTACAGATGCAACAAGCTCAAGCAGATATACAGAAAACATTGGCAGAAGCTGAAGAAGAAAAAGCTAAAGCTATCAAGTGGCAAGCTGAAGCAGCTGAGAAGATGCCAGATGACATTAAGATACAAGCAAAAATACTTAAATTACAGAAAGATGCTATTGCATTAGAGAAGACTAAAGCGGATATTATTAATAAGAACTCTGAGACAGCTAGAAATATACCAGAGGTTGACCATTTACGTTCAGAGACAGCTCTTAATATGGCAAACGCTAGGAAGATAGCTCAAGAAACAGCAATATCAAGTGTATATCAGTGAAAACAGACGAACAATTCCTAAAAGATAGAGTAGAATTATTCGCAACAGAAGGTTGGTTAGACCTGATGGAAGAATTAAAGAACATTGAAAATGGTGTGCGAGACGTTGACACTATGGAACGTGAAAAAGACCTTTGGCACGCTAAGGGTCAGTTACAGGTACTAGGCTATTTACTTAGTTTAGAATCTGCAACTAAAATAGCAATGGAACAATCGGAAACGACTCCATTATAGTAATAACTTCATAACATCGAAAGATGCGGAGACCAAGAAGATGAGTATAGTAGTAGATGTAGCACCTGTAAGTGCAGAACAGATAACAGAAACACAAGAGACATATATTGATAACTCACAAAGTGAAGTTACTCAGGAAGCTCAGGAAGTTCAAGCGATTGAACAATCAGAGCCTCAATATGAACCTCCTGAAAAGTATGCTGGGAAATCATTGCAGGATGTAATTGAGATGCACCTAAATGCCGAAAAGGTATTAGGAAAACAAGGACAAGAAGTAGGACAACAACGAAGGTTGATTGACCAACTCTTAGAATCTCAATCACAAGCAACGAATACTACCGAAACAATAGAAGAAGCTGTTAATTTTGAAGATACTTTCTATGATGACCCTGCTAAAGCAGTCAATTCAGCCATAGAAAACCATCCAGAAATTGTTAAGGCTAGGGAGGTGAATGTTCTGTCTGCACAACAGGCGAACTTGACGCAACTAGAATCAAAACACCCTGATTTTATGGATGTTGTTGGTGATAGTAACTTCCAGAAATGGATAGGAGAGAGTGGTATTCGTACCGAACTGTTCCGCAGAGCTGATGCTGATTATGACTTTAATGCTGCAAATGAATTACTAGGTACTTGGAAACAAATATCAATGATTGGTAAGACACGACAAGTTAATAAAGCAGAGAAAGTCAAACGTCAGAAGGCAATGCGACAAACCAGTTCAGAGACTCGCTCCTCAGGTGATTCTGTTGGAGGTAAGAAAATATACCGCAGAGCTGATTTAATTCAGCTTCAGGTAAGTGACCCGAATAGGTACGCTAGTTTATCAGATGAGATAACTCAAGCATATCAAGAAGGTCGTATTAAATAAAACTCAATAAGGAGAAATAAAATGGCTTTAGGCTCAAGACATAGTACCAGTATATTAGGCACAACAGGTGCAAATACGGGTACAGCTAATCATTTCATCCCTGAACTCTGGTCGGATGAAGTTATTGGTGCTTATAAATCTAACTTAGTTTTAGCAAACTTAGTTACTAAAATGTCACATAAAGGTAAGAAGGGTGATACTATCAATATCCCAGCACCTTCTCGTGGAACAGCTAGTGCTAAAACAGCTAGTACACAAGTTACAATCAGTGCTGATTCAGTTAGTACAGTTGAAATTCGTATTAGGCAACATTACGAATACTCAAAATTAATCGAAGATATTGCTGAGGTTCAAGCTCTTTCTTCAATGCGTAAGTTCTATACTGATGATGCTGGTCACGCACTAGCAAAACAAGTAGATACGGACTTATTTAATGAAGCTGAGTTATTACAAAGTGGTTCGTTCACAGGTGACTGGGCAACAGCAAAGGAGTTTGATACTAATGGAGTATTAAGCAACTATTTAGCAGCTGGTACTGAGTATGATATATCAGATGCAGCTATTAGAGGTATGCTTCTTCTCTTAGATAATGCAGATGTTCCTATGGATAATCGTTCAATGGTTATTCCACCTGTAGCAGCTAATGACTTACTAGGTATCTCAAGATTCACTGAACAACAGTTCATTGGCTCTGGTGATGCAATTAAGACTGGTAAGATTGGTGCAATCTACGGTGTAGATGTTTACATCTCAACTAATTGTCCAACAACTGCTGGTGGTGAGCGTGTAGGTTTAATGCTACATAAAGATGCTATGGTGTTTGCAGAGCAAATGGGTATTCGTACTCAAACGCAATACAAACAAGAATACTTAGGTGACTTGTTTACTGCTGATACTATCTACGGTGTAGGTGAATTACGAAACGATGCTGGTGTAGCATTTGTAGTTCCAGCTGCTTAATAGTTAGTTAGTTAAATGTAACCCTTGTCTAGTTGAGAGGGTTATCTTGAATTAATTAGGATTAGTTATGCCTTTATTTAGTTTTGAATGTAAAAACAACCACGTCACTGACATGATAGTTAAGTACAGTGACAGGGAAGAACCACAAATCTGTTCTGATTGTGGAGAATCTTCTTACTATACACAGACTTTCTGTAGAAATTTCCAATTTGGTAAAGACTATCAAAGTTTCGGTGCTGATAGACACAGATGGAATGTACGGGAAAATCATAGAAATAAAACTGTAGGTAAAAACTACGACTAGGAGAAGTTAATGAGTTGCGGTACACCACACTTAGACATATTAGAAGATACTACTAGACCTGCTGTTGCTGTTGGAAGTAGTTTAGAGATAGATAGATTCAAAACTAAACTCAGAGAAATATGGTCTCGTATATTAGAACAGACTTACACAGATAGTGATGAGATGTCTAAAGAAGAATATATGAAAGCTAATGCTTTACGATTCGCTGATGAACCTCAAGAAGAATCAGAGATTGATAATCTAATGGCAATGTTAGAAGACCTAATGAATCCACGAGAAGAATTAGAATCAGTACAAAGTGAAGGTAAAGCTCCTACATACAAAGGTAGTTCTCTTAAATCTAATAATGAAAAAGGTAAGCTTGAAGCTACAACGTATGAAGTTAAACATTCTTCAACTAAAACACCTAATGATTCTCAAAGTTCAGCTAAGTCTAATATTTATGAATATCATACTGGCAAGATAGCACCGAGAAAAGATGCAAAGGTGATTAGAAGTTTTGCACCTGTGGCAGAGCAAATGAAAGATGAGTTAATAGCTTTGAAGCTCAGACAGAATATTGGTAGAAGAAGAGAGTTATTTAGACTATGAGTTTTCCTAAGATTAAAAGACATCCTTGGAAGAAGCGTAAGACTATTACGATGTATCTCTTTAGAAGAAGAGGCTGGGGAGCATCAACACCAGCTACAACACCAGAGGTTGAGCTTCAAGCAGAGAATGGTGCTTTCTTATTTACCGAAGATGCTAAATATCTAATTAAGGAGTAACAAATGGCTACAGTCAAAATATCCGCCCTAACCGAATTAACAACCACAGCAGCTACTGATGAATTAGTTATTGTAGATAAGTCATCAAGTACAACCAAAAGGATTACAGTAAGTAATTTAATTGATTTACCTACAGCACCAGCAGGTATCGCTGATAATACAAACAAAGAATATAACCTTAAACTGACAGACGTTAGCGGTACTGAAACCTTAACTTGGGTTGAAGAGACTGATAATGATACAACATATTCAACAGTAACAACAAGTGCAGATGGTCTTGCACCTACACTACCAGCTACTCACTCAAATAAGTTCCTTAGAGGTGATGCTACTTGGGTTGTGCCTACAGATACAGATACAACATATTCAACTGCAACCACTTCTACTGAAGGCTTAGTAAAGATAGAAGATGGAACTGCTCAAAGTACAGCAGCAAATACTGTAACTACGACAGCAAGTAGAACTTACGGTGTTCAGTTAAATGGAACTGGTCAAGCTGTAGTAAACGTACCTTGGGTTGATACTAATACAGATACTGACACAACTTATTCAACCGCTACTGCATCTACAGCAGGTCTAGTAAAGATAGAAGATGATACTGACCAGTCTGTTGCCGCTAACGCTGTCAGTGCGACAGCAAGTAGAACTTACGGTGTTCAACTAAACTCTAGTGACCAGGCGGTTGTTAATGTTCCTTGGACAGATACAGATACAGATACAACATATTCTATTGCTACTGATAGTACCGCTGGTATTATCAAACTGGAAGACAACACCGACCAGACTGTTGCAGCTAATGCTATCACTACTACAGCTAGTAGAACTTATGGTATTCAGTTAAATAGCTCTGACCAAGCAGTAGTGAATGTACCTTGGACTGAAGGAGCTTCTACAACTAAAGGCTTCTATGAGCATCCAAAGGAGATTACTACAGCAGTAACTATATCAACAGACTATAAC